TTGGCTACGGACTTCTCCCCGAAAAACCCATCGGGCGTAGTGCCGATCCGCTTCTGCAACTCAATGATCTGGTGGTATTGCATGGTTGAACTTTACACCATAGGTCAAGACCACCTTGACCTACTCACCGCTTTTTAAGCAATTGATAGGCAGAAATCAAGCCAACAATGATGCCGATTCCCAGCGAGGTAACACGCATGCCCCACTCGATTTGCTCTTGCAGGGATGTCACTAGGCCAAGAACTGGTGCTACGCTGCCCACAATGCCGTGTAGCGCGTCTCTAGAGGCATCTGCGCTCATTTGTTGTCCCGTGCTTTGATAAGGCCGATGCCAGCGGTGACAGCGGCGAATGCGCCCATGAAGTCGGGTGCGCCACCTTTAAGGACTTGAACGCCCACATTAGCGAGCGTTGCGACGATAGTAAGGATGCCGAGTGCGGTAGTTTTCATATGTGTGTATGTGTTGAGATTATGCCCACCAGATGTTGGGGACATCGGGGTTAAATTCTGGTCTGGGAATGGAGATCTCGCTGCCAGCGTCATCTTCGACTGTCCAGTCGGATGCCCAGAAAATAAACTGCTCGCCGCCCTCTGGAATCGGGATGCCGACGAGATCTCTGAATAGCACCCACCATTGCCCATCGCCATTATGCTCGCCGATGATGCAAAGCGCATACTCGTGGGACGCAAGTGCGATTTGCTCGTTGCCCTCGTCGTCGATTACAGCAAAGCCATTCGCCAGCCCGAACTGGACTGCGGTGGCGCGGTCGGGGAATTTTAATAGGTAGTCAGTGGTCATGCTGTTAATTGGGCTAACTTTGCGTTGGGCAGGCGTTTTTTGTAGTAGCGGATGGCGGATACAGTCACGGTAGTAGTAAATCCAATTGAACCACCTATAATTAAAGAGGAAATTCCAGATGGTAACCCAGCATTTGTACTAGAGACTACACCACCGAGTCGAGATGCTGCTTGTTGATCTCGGGCATAAGCTACAACCCTCTTTTCTAAAAGTGGTACATTAGCATAAAAAGAACCAATATCAACATTTCCAGATCTAACTCTAGTAACATCCCGCCCAATGGCGACTTGCTCTGCGGCACTTGATCCAACGGCAGTAACAGCTCGTCCTAAAATCCCACTGTCACTGGACAAATTAGAAAACAGCGTCCCCTCACTCTGGTTATAGAAGTTATTAAAATCACCCCCCGTAATGTTACACACATCCGCGCCGCGAGCCAATGTGCCTGTCGTCGTCGGGATGTAGGAGGTGGGGAAGGAGCCGACTTCTAGTTGTGCGCCCCAGATGAAGATGCCTGATGTGCCATCACCTGTGTAGGAAAAGGTTGTTCCGTTTTGTCCGACATACATATAAAGTCTATGATTTGGCACTGTAGAACTAGATGTAAATGTAGCTGTGCATCTAAACCACCCATTGCCAAAGTTTTGAATAGTTCCGGTGTAACCTGCATTTTGTGCTGTCACAGAACCAGATCCAGATAAAGAGAACTGGACACCAGTTGTCGGGCTAGACGGATCAACACCAAGTGCCAATCCAGAGTATTCAGATGCTTTTGCAAATACGGAAACTGTATAAACTGTATTTAAATTTAAAGACAGCGCACCTCTGTCAACCCTGTGGTTATTTGAAGCAGTTGTATCGTTAATAAGTTTATCAGCAGTCGTTTCACCTGTTGGGCTTGCTGTTTGATCTGCTGATATTGTAGCTCTAACTTTTTCCCAGTATGTGTCACCAAACTCCTCACTCCTTTGTAGAAGGTTAGTCCTGCTCTCCTCGATCAGCAAGCCACGGCACGCGAATGGAGATGTGGGATTGTGGTCGAAACGTGGGCCGCGATAGCCGATACGCCATGAGGTGAATGTTCCCGATCCGCTCGCGGTCGTCATGTTGCAAACCAGCGACTGCGTGGCGGCATCGTAACTGGTCACAGTCCCCGTCATGATGTTCGACCCATTCGATGCCTCTACGGCATCGCCAGTGCGCCAGAGTTGATCTTGTCCGGCGGTCGCATCTAGCACGAATGTTTTGCTCGCTGCGCTGATCGAGTTCGAGGTGGTCGAGGTATCGATACCGTGGATCAGACCATCGCTGCCGATGTAGGTTGCGCCACTTCCTCGCGTAAAAGTCGGTGTCGGCCCACGACGAGCGGTCAGCGTCTTGTCAGTGGCAAAGCGCAGATCGAGGGACGGCACGTTATCAGGGTTGACGTAATCAACGCCGCCAGCGGTCTTTCGGTAGATGTCGCCAGCAGAAATCAACGGATCGGCGATTGCGGCTTCCTCGTCGAGGTAGGTGAGCAGCTTGCCGCCGATGTAGGGATACAGAGACGCTATTGAGGCTTTCAGCTCGTCATTGCCGTTCAGTTTGCCGACCGCTTGAACCACCGTATCGGTTGCTGCGACCGTGCCAGCACCTGATACGTAGCCAGTGAGCAGGGCGGTAGCACCACTGCTGCCTGTCGGGCCTTGGATGCCTTGGATACCTTGATCGCCCTTGTCCCCGGTCACAAAGAAATCAAACGCGACAATCTCGTTACTATCAAAAGCGGAACCCGATACGTATGTTCCATTGATGTGATGATGATTGCCCTCGTCAGTTACGCTTGTGACAAGGAAATTAAAATGACTGGTGTCTGAATTTGAGTTGCTACGGATCACAACCCGCGCCTTGATTGCTGATGTTGAGTCATCAATTAAATCTAGTAATGCACTGGTGCTTGTGCCGTCAAAATCCGTATCCCGAATCGCAATCCGAGTTACAGCACTTAAAGTTGAGCTATTAAACCTAAGATGCCCGGGACTCGGTGCGCCGGGGCTTGTGCTCGTGTCGAATCTGTATTTCAGCCCAGCACGGTCACCTTGCGCCCCAGTGGATCCAGTCTCACCTTGGATGCCTTGGATGCCTTGAATACCTTGGATGCCTTGATCACCCTTGGGCAGAACTAGATTCAATTCTTGGCTTGGGGATGATCCGGTAATGTTCGCAAATGCGGAAGCACCACTCTCCACCGTTCCGATTGTAAGGATATTCGGCGGCCCAGATGGGCCTTGATTGATGGAAACAATTGATGGTTCATCAGATGATGATCTGATTTCTACGATTTCTATGCTCATGATCGTGATGCGATTTGACGGAATTTGATTGTGCCGCCAGCGATGTAAATCACCCCGCCAGATGGAGTATCCAGCACCAAATCCCATTGGTAAACGCCGGGCGGAACATTAGCAGTCTGCTCGTCGGTTTTCGATACGACAATGATACCATTAGCCGGGTTGGGGATTGTCGGGGTTAGATCGATCACCACAACGCTGGATGCGATTGTGGAACGAACCTTGGCCCGGGCGGAATATCCGGTTAGGTTGAATGCCGCGCCAGTCTCGTCCTTGCAGGAAAAGGATAAGCTCAATGTTTCTCCAGAATGGGCATCAAGGTTTGTGCCTGACATATAGCGGTTTAGGTAGCAGATTTAGCAAGATTTGTAAAGGACATTATCGCAGCAGAACAGGACCCTCCCATAGCTGCAATAGCTTGTTTGTCGTGCCGCCGATGAACTCGCCAATAGGAAGGTATTTATTGGTTGCGGAATTTGCTGGAAGGGAACTCAAGCTATACGGACCCTCGGCCCCGACAAAAAATCCGGAAGAATATTTCATGATATAAAAATAAACGGCAGGGATTGGATCCATGCTATCGTGAATGACCCCAATGAAGAAATCATCTGTCAGCCCATATTTTGTTTTTCCGTATTCCGTAGAAATATAAGATCCTGTTGGGTCTGTGAATATAGCATCATCGCTAGTATCTTTTACTGCTATAATTCCAGTAGAGTCCCTGAATTCAGCTTGAGTTTGCCCAATGACTATTTCATATGCCTTCCCGGTGGCATCATAAAATCTTTGATAATTATCAGAGTTGAAAACAAAGCTGGAACCGATAGATGTCTCCGCAGTTACGCTACAAGTCTTAATGTTTGCCGAATTCTCAAACAATGGATAAAGATTGAAAGCAATTCCTCCGTTTAAAGAATTTCCGTAGGCGGTAGAAGATGCAACAAATCCAATCCTTCCAGTTCCTAGCGCCGGGGGAGTATATGGTGCAGCGCCGCCACCCGGCACACCTAGATTAAATGTTGAAGATGCCCCATCTCCAATGGCAGAAACTTGCACGGTTGCGGTTGTCGGGCTTGCTAGATTTTTATTGAATGATGCAGTTCCGCTTCCTGATCCGCTAAATCTGCTTACTCCGTTCCATATAACATTAAAGTTCGTGTTTCCGGTGACGGATGTATATGTGAAATTTGTCGTTCCCGTTGCGGATCCAAGATCGATTGTAATGATTTGAGACCCCGGGCCGGAATGACCAACCGTTGCGCTTGCTGGTGCGCGGTTGTTTATAGCTATTGATCCTAGAGGAGCTGTTGCAATAGTTCCTGTTGCGTTCTTAAAATCAAGATTCCCCGTTGATTGGTTAAACTCAATATAAAAACCTCCCGGCATCGAATCATTTATCCACTTGTAATCAGATATCGGTCTAAATACTCCAAATGGCAAATTTGGATTCCCGGTAAAACTCATTAAGATATTTCTTCCGCTCCCCCCAGCAAGAACCGGGGCAGGATTGAATGAATCAGATTCCCCTGTTGGGATTCCATCTATATCATATGACAAGATATAGGCGGCAGAAGTTGGGCTTGTTAAATCAATAAAAATACCGCCTTGAATATAGACATCACCATTATTTTGTTTAGATAGGTTAAATTGTGTTATTGCACTCATACATAAACAATATTATCTTGTGATGTCTTGCGGATCTTATCAACCAGCGTCCGGTAATCATTCCGAGCCGGAGCGCCAAGGTTGATTGTTGTTCTACCTGTTTCGATTTCTAGAGACTCACCAGACACCAACGCGCTCATGGTTGAGAATGCGGCTAGTGAGTTTGAAATGTTGACCTTTGTTCCTCTGTATCTATTTCCGCCAACATCCTCCTGCTCTAATTGAATTGATCCCTCATATGGAAGCCAATTTTGAGCCGCAAGCAAATTCCCTGCAAGACCCTCTGGTGGATACATGAATGAATAATCCGATGGTCTATAAACTGTGGTTTCAGTTGCGAAATTTGCCGTTGATATTATCACGGGGACTGAAAAAGATTTCCAGCCCTGATATCTTACTTGATTAGAACCTTTAAAATACCCACCAAGCGCCGTGACTGTATCAAATCCAGCAGTATAGAAATATTGAGATTCAGCAAAACTTTTAGTTGTAGGTCCCCATCTATAGTGACCAGAAAAAGTTGCTTCTCTAATATTGTACCCCAATCCTCTCAACCAATCAGGGATTGCTCCGGTAGAAAGAAATATATAATTTGTGCTTGTGCTAACAACGGTATTATCTCTTAAAGTTAATCTAGGGGCGGCAATGGTCGTTATTTGTGACGCATTTCTAAACGCAACATCTGAATATTCAGTATAAGTCCCGCCGGGATCTATAACTGCCGGAACTCTTGTCAATCCATGAACCTTTGCAGCATTTACCATCGAATTATCGCTGTCGTGAACAAAATTATAAACATCTGTTCCAGTAATTCCCTGTGTCTTGATTGAGTATGATTCGAACAAATCATTAGGCAGGAAGGTATCAAGCTCCGGTCCAGATATAGTTATGACCTGCCTTTGTGATAGATAATTAGTCCCAGAAGACTGCGATTGAAATCTAGTCAACCCTGTGGCGCTTCTATCAACATAAGGAAGTGTAACCTGTGATACTTGAAGATCGATCCTCGGATTTATATCAATAGATACAATCGGAGATGATAAAGCATCAAGAGCGGTTACAGGGGCGTTTCCTCTTCTGGTTATTCTGATTCTTACTGGTTTTGTTGAATAATCAAACCATACCATTGTGTCGGGGCAAATCCGAACAAGCTCCGAAATAACTTGACCGCAGGTGGATTGATTCAATGTTATCCTTGGGAAAGCAAACATATTATCAACAGACGAACCCTGCGCTATGGTGGCGATTGGGACACCTAAAGCTGCTGATCTATTTATTGCATTCTCAAGGCTAGTTTTTAAATTCTGCCCGGCAGTTGCGCTTCCGAAGACGATTGAAATTCTCTCCCCTGAAGTTCCAGCACCATCATTCCAAACCGCAGTCATTGGGACTTTATCAAGCCACCACCAAGTTCCTGATACGGTGACTTGGACGGATTGATTGAGGGAATCAATCATTGTTCTGATGTCGGTAACATATCCAACGAAGAATTGAACCCCGTTACGATAAAGTATCATTTCCTGTACAAGATCAGGGAATATAGCACCGGTCGGTGATGGTGAAATTGTAAATGTAAGAATATCAGCCTCAAGATTCTTAAATTCAACCTTTGCAGCACTAATAGATGCAGCTTCAAGCGTCCTTGCAGTCGCATCAAAATTTCTCCCGGTTTGCCCGGCGATTGTCCAGCTTACAGGCATATTATTCTTCCGCTACCTCTTGAGTTTGAATATCAACAGTAAATCCAATATTATAAGTAATAACCAATGATGTGACGGATCCGGTAGAGTTTTCAATTCCGGTTGTCCTTCCAACTGTCATCTTCGCTGGAGCGGTTCCAGCAGCGGAATATTGAAAGTATTTTTGATAAACCTGTTCGCATAACCCGATCAATACCCTGCGAATGTCTCCAGATGAAACCTTGCCAGTCGTCCCGGATGCTGATTGAGCAGATGCCGTGAATGATGTTCCAGCAACCGCTCCGGACGGAGCGCCAACGGATTGCCAATTAGTATCTCCAAGAGTGGTGATTGTATAGCTCAATCCGACAACAAGCCCGACAGGATCGATGTTTGCGGCTTGCCCAATTTCCGGCTTGGATAAATTTGACGAGGATACAAAATCATCGATATCAAATGAAACAACACCAGTTGATGTATCGCCATTATAATTTGATCCTAAATATTCTGTTGGTAAGATTTTGGTTGGCATAATTGTTTCTGTTATCTTGCTGGATATGCTAGGTTATTTACCCTGTTTTGTAAATTATTTAAAGCATTGATCGCTCCATTTAGCTTCGTTGTTATCTGATTATTTATAGAAGTTATCTGATTAAGCGCCTGAACATTTTGGGAATTTTGAGACTGAAGCCCGCTCAAAACCTTGCTATTAAATTGATTTTGGGAATTTTTAAGTTGTTCGAAAGCCGTGTTGAGCTTTGCAATTTCCTCTGGCTTTATCTGACCATCCGCCATTACCGCAGCGAATCCCTCAAGCGCACTCTTCATGGAAGAACTTGCACTAGCTCCTTGCTTGTCGATCTCCGCTTGCAATTCTGTTTGAATTGCAGCAACTCCGGCAGTCCATTGTGCCGTAGTCTGCTCCGTTATTTTGTCAACTTGAGCTTGGGCCTCGGCAACAATCTCCGCAGTTTTAGCGGTAGATATATCTTGTATATCTTGGAAATCTTTTTCGAGTTGAGCCTTTAATTCTTCCGCTGCTTTTAGCTTTGCTTCCGCTGCTATTGCAGATTCTCCTCCCGGACCCTCTCTGTGGACTGCCTCTTTTAGAGCAAGGTTAGCTATCTCAACATTTCTTGTTGCTGCCGCCAAAGTATCTCCGGCAAGCGCCACTTGCCTGTCGATCTCCGCAAGTTTAGCGGTCGTCTCTGAATTTACTCTAGCGGCTTCAGCCACCCCGAGATCCGCTCCACCCGGGGCAGCAGCCCCGCCAACCGCAGATTGAGCGGAGGCAATAGCAGATTGAACTTTGCTCCGCCTCTCTAGCGCGTCAATCTGCTCATTTACGGCATCGGTTTCCTTTTGGAAAAATTCAGCCATTTTCTCGGCTTTAACTTTTGCGAGGATCTCCGACCGTATGGTCGCCATCGATTGAGCGTGTTCCTTTTGGGACTTGTCTAATTCCTTGGCCTGATTGTTAGCGTCAATCATTGCGCTCACCACTCCGCCAACAGCAGTTGCGACAACTCCAAGTGAAGCCTTTACCGGATCCCCAGTATTTGCTAATATATTAAGGAAATTTTTAACCCCGGAAATAGCAAGATCAGCCTCCGGGGATAGGTCCCCGAACGCTTTGGAAATCTTCCCTACCGCATCGGCAAGATTAGCCGCTACAATTCTCTCGGTCGCTGACCTGATCTCTTCTAGTTGCCTTTCATATGATTCCGCAGCCGCAGCCGCAGCATCAAGAGATTGCTTATTTTTTACTGCGGCAACATCTGAAGCAGCAAGCGCCTGTTCGGAAGCGGTCTGAACCTTAAAGAAGCTCTTCGATAATTCATCGGTTGAATTCAATATACCATCTAGCGAGCCGGATACTTTGCTTGATGTCGATTCAGCGGTAGAGGCTACATTTTTATTAGCCTCGGCTAATTTATCCATTGACCCGGCAGCTTGATCCGCTCCGGATGTATTAGCCGTTGTGCTGATATCGATATTGACCTTTTTTGATGCCATATATTATGGGGCGACTAATCGTCCGGTTACGGATGTATTAAGCAGAACGGATGTGCCTACTTGCGATGCGGCAACGGATACATTGGCATCGTAGAATATTTGTTCGCTCATTGCAGCAAGCGGAACTGCTGCAGTTGTTCCCGATGAAATTAAAGACGGAGTTATTCCGGTAGCAGTCGTCCCCGGGCCGCCTATTGATATATTAAGAGTGTTGTCTTGCGCGGCATATGGACTCCGCCTAGTAAGAACAACATTTGCCCCGGATCCAGATACTGAAAAATACATCTGGACCTGTGCTATTGTTAAAAGCCAATATCTAACTCTATCCATCCATACTGTAGCAGTTTCTCCAGCATATACTGGAACAGAAAGATCCCATCCATTAGCATCCATTCCGGGAGAAGTTATAATAAGGGCGACATTACCAGACCCAGTTACAGTTCCGACTCCAGTAGCCGTTTCAACTTGTCTAGTTCCATAATTGGGCCAAGGGGTGGTCAGTTTAAAGATGCAAGATGTTTGGTTGGAAAAATATCCCGGCAACGCCGACAGGAAATATGTAGACCATCTTTGATATGTATCATAATCAGGAAAATTAAATCTACTATCAAATGAAGCGCTCGCCATTGATCCCGAGCGGAAAAACTGCCGCCCCCAAGTCCCTCCGATATAATTAACGGATTGGAATTGATTGCTGTATGATATGGAAAGATTCGATGTTTCGGCGGATGGTCCTTGGTCCCAGCCAGCGAGATCGATTATCTTATCCCCGATGAATGCGGCTGCATACATGAATTATGCTACTGCAAGGACTGTGAACAATGGGTTAGGTGATCCAGATGTGAATGTGCGCCGAGCCGCCATGGTAAGCTGACCGACTCGATTGTCAGTTGGACTGAATCGTTTCTGAATATCGATCACTTGCACAGCAAGGCAGTCGAAATTCAATCCGCCAGATGTGCTAGTGCTGATATCGAGCGTTGAGTTTGCGAGATCCTCACCAACATCCAACGATCCGAAATAGGTATCGAATGAATTAGCTAAAGCCCCAGTCGGAATGCAGGTGATGTTCACGCCGAGATTCTGGAGCGACATATCAACCGTGCCCATGCCATCAACAGTTACGGGGTTAAGACTTAAGTCGAATGCGATCTCAAATCCAGCCTCGGAGTAGAAAGGCCCGACTGCGCCTAGCGTTGCTTGGTATGGAGCAGTAACGATCAAAGACGGACTGAATGCCGAGCCAATCGCTGCGCCAGCAGTAGCAGAATAATAATCAGCTAATGAACTTGGGTCGCCGCTCTTATCCACTAATCCGGTGAATTGAACCGATCCGAATGCGGTGTTGTTAGCTGTGCATCGAATCGAGGGCATCTGCGTCACGGCAGCATTGTTGATCGTGTAAGTCTGATCAACGGATGTGATCACAAGCGCCTTGTCGGCTGATCCATAAATCGATCCACCGATTGCTGTGCTGCCATATGGGAAAAGCGTAGTTAATGCCTCGATCTCGCCAACTGGTTCAAACTCAACAACAACTTGGAAGTCTGTCTTTGCCTTGCCAACAATGCCATAGGCATCGGTTTCCTTGTCAAAGGTCGAGTTGGTCATGGTCAGCGAAACGCCACCCTTGGAGTAGAATGTCGCTCCATCGTAACCGATCTTACATGGGCCTCGAACGATTGTTGCTCTATCAAATGTTGCCATAATTTTATCTTTCTGGGTCTGTGTTGGTTAATCCAATTGGTATTCTGAATGTCAGGACTTGCTGGAGCATCGATTCGTTCGCTTGTTGCGACATTGAATCGAATAACAAAACTCCGCCAGATAATGCAAGCCCTTCGGAATCTAGCGGTTGATGATGATGAATGAGACGGCAGATAGCTTCAGCAATTTCGGTGCATGATGGCTGCCTTGATCCCCGGGAGCGCCAAAGAGAAGGAATTTCCGAAACAATCACTTTAAATGATGAATCGCTCAAATATGGTCCGGGAGTGTTTTCAGAATCCGTATCGGCACCATCGAAGTTGACTAGCACGAACGCCCCGGCAGTCTGCATTGCGTTAAGGATTGATTTCTCGACATCTTTCGCATCCTCAACAAGCACAGGGATCTTCGGGACAGTCCGGAAATAATCATGATCCGCCAATCTCTTGGCGATGCTTTCCACGATCTGTCGAATGATGCTCATGGGGAAGTTGAGAAATCCATTACGGCGGATCCACCATATCGGAATGAGGATGCGGAAGAGTAAGCGAAGCTGGATGCGCCCGGATCATCCGAATCGGCATCATTCTTGGCTAGATCGTCCAAGTAGTTTTCGGCTTCCTCAATGGATGATTTGCGATCATCGCCATTGAATTCAGCCAAGGAAGGAAAAGCATCGGACAGCAAACGCCTTGCAAGGGCATAGGCATGACGTTGCGCCCCGGGTGGCACATAGACACTAGAATTAACCACAGGCGGCAATCCGCGCTTCCTGCGCCCAGTATTGACCCGGCTGGCAATGTCCAATGCAACATGGGTCAGAACCTCCGTCACCTTTTCTTCAGGTGCGGCAGATTCAGCAAGCAGCGAAGCGATCTCTTCGGATCCTAGTCTTCCCTGCAATCCCGCAAAATTTAATTCAGCCCATGCCATAGATCAGTTAGAAAATTGCCGCTGATCCGAGGGAAATGAACAAACCCCAGACCAGCGGCATATTAAGATCCAAGCTAATTAGAAAAGTAGCTTGGTGGTGAACAGCTGACCAGCGAAGGTCCCGGCAGATGCGCTCGCAGTTTGCTCGACGCGAATATAGCGTCGAGTTGCGGGATCAACCCGGAAGCGAACGCTCTTGGCAGCAACGCCAAGTCCGCCAGCACCAGTTTGCGTGGTTGCCACAGCAGGATCCACAGCAGCGAAGGTCACGCCATCGGCGCTATCCTTGAAGGTGTAGGTAAGAACCGCTGCGTTAGCGATGCCGGAAGCGGCTGGAGCGGAAATTTCCACCACGAAGTTTTGAATGTCGCCACCGAGGACTTGTTCAAGATCGAATGTTGCGGAATTTGCTCCAGCTTGGAGGATTGCCACCGACGAAGTGTAGGAGGCATCTTGTTGATTGAGATTGAATTCAAAGGCCATTGTCGTATTATCTATTTAGGGGTTAGGATTAAGCAAGGGCTTCATTGTCAGCGATCGAATCGGTGATGATAATCGGGATACCGAACGATTCAGTAGGAACACCCGGAAGGATGCCAGTAAAGGCTTCCTGCTTGGTGCTGGCAGTCATCGTGCGGCTGATCTGAAGCTGGAATGCGGAACGGCGGCTCATCAAGAGATGGGTGGGGCGCTCGCCAACCGGGAACTTCGAAAGCAATTCAGCGATCTTCGCATCGGTGACACCCTTGCCGGAATCGGCGGTGCATTTCTTGATTCGGCCAATCGCGTATTTGTTGACGCATTGAAGACCGATCCATGCGGTGAGGTCTGCGATATAAGCAGCGAAGCGATTGCCTGAAGCATCGGCAGCATCGCCTTCGCGGAATGGCGAAAGATCAAAGCTAGTTCCGTTGCCATAGACATATTGGACGCCTTGATTGCCCGCCTTGATTGCATAAACCGAAGATCCAGTTGCGGAGGTTGTGCCGCCAGCGTCAACAACAAGCTCATCACCGAAGGTCGAGATGAATTCCTGAAGGCCGATGAAGCCTTTGCTTCCTGCGCTGCGACCATAGATGGTTTGCGAGCCGACAGTCGAAAGAGCAGCGCGCATCACGCCAGCGCCTTCGATTGCTTGGAGAGCTTCCGGGCCATCTTCGTAGCCGCGAGCAACTGCCTTGTCGACTTCGATGCGGGCGGAAAGGATGAAGGCTTCAACGAGGCGCTCGGTGAAGTTTGACTTCGTTGCAGCCGTTCCCTCATTAGCGGAGCGGAAAGCAACGGATGGACGCGAATTGCGAACCACAGTCTTATAACTGGTTCCGCGAATCGTGCGGGCGGGGATGGTCACAACTTCAGGGGAGGCGGTAGCCACTTCCTCAATCAGACCGACAACCGGATCAGCGCCATTAAGTTTGGCAAGATCAAGTAGAGTAGTATTGTTAGGCATATTATTTTTCTATTGGGGATTATTTGTTGAGCGATTGTGCTTTAAATGCAGCTTCGACGCGAGCGAGACCAGTCAGTTCAACTGAAGGAGTTTCTTCGATGCGTCCAGCAAGAATTGTAGCGCCATTGATTGCTTCGTTGCTTGGCAGCGAGGCAAGAACCTTGGCTGCCTTCTTATCGGCAAGAATTGCACCTTTCCAGAATGCTTTAGCATCCTCGTCTTGTGGAGCGATGCGTCCAGATTTGACAGCTTCGTCGATTGCGGATTCAGCGGATGCCATATCCTTCTCTTCGATCTTTTTCTTCATATCTTCGTATTCTGCTTTAAGAGCGGCATATGCAGCTTCCATTTCAGCAAGTTGTTCTTCGGCGGACTTTTTGCCTTCATTAGCTGCTTCCACTTGCTCGGCAAGGGAGGCGGATTCACGAAGAGCAGCGAGATTAGCCTTTGCGGTTTCGAGTGCGGTATCCGGCGATTCGCTCGCCTCAACCAGACCCAATTCGATCAGTTGTTCAGTCATATTATTTTGTTCGTTATGTGATGCCGCAATGCGCGGGATTTCTTCAAATGCTGGATCATTGACTAGGGATCCGATCTCGCCACGCTTTGCTAGACCAGTCGGAATTCCGTCTTTTGAAAGAAGGAAAGTAGGGGAAAAATAAGAATAGTCGCGCCCCTCAACGGCTTTGCGCCCGGCTTCCGTCCATTCGACATCAAGCACAAGACCAACGCCTTCCTCATATCTAAATTCCTTGGGGATAAATGAGGCGGCACCTTGCTTATGATCAAACCCTGCGAACGGGCGAACATTAGACTCAAATCGCTTATTAAGGTCTTCAGCGAATGATGCAGCAACCCGGGAATCAACTAGGACATCAACGGTTTTGGCCTTTCCGCCAACGGTCGCATTGATGCGGTGTTGTCCTTCCGGGAGATAGACAATTGAACCAGCAACATCGGAAAGCTCCGATTGGATTGCAGCGGTTACAATGTTGGAATTGCGAAACATCGAAGGGAGATAATCATACATGGTCATATATGTCAAGTATTGAATTCAGATATCAAATAGTCCAAAGCGCCGTCCATGAATGCGTTCACATATGAATCTTCCGGAGGAAGAGCATTAGGCCAAGGCTTATGAGTGACGGATTTCACCAAGGCATAGATCGGTTTAATTCCGTTTGGAGCGCCTTCGTCAACTTCGGCCAAAACATTCTTGACCCGGAACAATGGGTTAACCCGGTTGGAATATTCTCTAGCGGTCTTTGCGTGCGCTCTTGGATCCAACGGAATTGTTAGGTTGTTTTTGCGTTTAGCCCGGATCGTTCCGCCTGTCACTTTATGAGCCAATCCGATGGTTTGATTGCTAAATGTAACCGTGTTGGAATTTGGTTGGCTCAAACTCCAACCTCGCGCTGTGCCTTCCCACCAGCGGGTTTGCTCACGCCCCGGGCCATGAGTCGGCAGGCTCGGCGTGATCCATTTAACCCTTCCGGCCATCGCGTAATATTTCCGAACCTCTTCGATTGCATCCTGCCCACCTTGCAGAACCGCAGCCTTGCGGACACCGGGAGCTGCCAAGGCAATAGCAGCAGCCTTGGCTTCATCCAGCCCGGTTGCCGTAATTGTGATGAATGAATTACCTACTTTCATCTTCAAGCCCTTTCAGCATCGCTTTCCCGATTTCATTCTCTAGCGCATCGGTCAAGGCTTGAGCGTTGAGCATCCCATACATTTGCGGGATGCGTTCGATTACTTGATCAACCTCCCGGATAAATGCGCCAATTGTCATCCGCTGCGATTTGTCCATTAGGTCAGCTAGAACCTGATCGACTGGAGCGAGCCAATCGGAAGCAACATCTCTCAATTCCTCATCAGTCATTGTTTGTCGAGTTTAGCGACAATGGACTTTGCCCAACTGAATCCCTCATCCCCGCCCCATCCATTCCATGCTTGCCATCCCTTGCCCTGCTCATCCCAAGTCTGACCCTTCTTGTCCACCTCATGGCGGCTGAAGAAAGAAACCATCCGGCGGACGGTATCCTCGGAAAGCTCGGATCGGCTGGAAATATCCCTAGCCCTAGCTAGACCGACAGATGTCATGCCTCGCTCGGATTGCGGCTTTGTCCGGCGGACCTCTAGCGCATTTGCAGCATTGCGGGCCATCTTTTCAGTAGGCCGGAGATCAACCGCAGCCGCTGATTCAACCTCGGCAATATCGGTGATTTCCTCCGACATTTCATCCGGCATATCCTCAACATCTGGAGCATCTACCGGAATCTCCGGCTCAATCGCTGGGGGCATAGAATCGCCACCGAAAATCTCCTCGCCTTCAATCGGCATTGGGATCCCAAGCTCATCATAGACCCACGCTTTAGGCATCTGAATGCCGATCTCATTGTAAATTTTGACACGCTCGGCAATTGCCTTCTCATCCTTTGGAACCGGAATCTCTAGTTCACAATAGGGCATATCCTCGGAAGCAACCTTGCCGAAGTTCATCCGGACAATTGCCGGGATTAGCTGCGTTGTGATGATAGAAGCGACCCATGACGAAACGGATTGCAGCACCTCGCTCCGGATGCCGGAATGGACATCTCCTAGCGCACGGGATCCTGTCCCGGTGTTATCGGTCGTTAGCGTCTGCCCCAAGAGCAGGATATCACAAGCCCTGTCCGCCACATCCATCATGTGCGATTGCGGCAGGTTGTCGCCTCCGGTCACGGCAGAATGAATCTCGAAATCAACCCCCGGACCAGTTGCTGCCCAGCCGGATGATCCGATTGATTCCAGCATATCCTCGGCTTTATTTAGCGCATCCTCGGTGCCATCGGTCTTTGCCGTCCGCATCGGGATTCCGAAGAGCTGCGAGAATTGCATTAGCCAACCAAGACCATAGACGGAGGCTAACCAGTATTTTGTCAGCGTCCGGAGATTAGCGGAATGGATCGGATGCGTCCCGCCTTGCGACCAAACACCGATCAAGAAACGATCAGGTGGGAAATCAACAAGAGATGCGTAATTTGTCCCACCCGGAGCAATCATCAAGCGATCAACATCATTCCCGGCGGATGGATAGGCTAGATATTTTGCAGGAACTGGAGCATAGCAACGAGGGCTAATGATACCATTTTGCGATTGCCATACGATCTCAAGGACAGAAATCCCCTTGGCGTAAGCATCAATCAAAGCCTTGATCATCCCGGATACATCTAGCTCCCAATATCCCGGGCGGGGAGAATATGACTCAAGCGCCCGCTCGACAGTTTCGTAAATCTTAACCGCTGCCGGAGTCGGTTCCTCGGCATCCTCTCGGATTGCTGGCTTGATTTCCAGCTCCAGCCTAGCGACCGATCCCGCAACCTCATTTAGCGCCTTCCGCAGCCTTGGCCAAGTATCAAGCATAAGACGGAACAAGCGATCTTGATCCTCCAGCTTTCCAGTCCTAACGCCCCGAAGAATCGTGCGAACCTGATCCGGAGTGACATTTGCCAGATCATAATCATTGGTTCGGTATTGTGCCGGGATAGGCCAAACAACACCCTTGCGCTCGTCGATTGTCATATGAGACTGTCGGATTAACATAATAATTTATAATTGGCAAGCCATTGTTTTACATAGCATTGAAACCGGATCGGCGCGGGCTGGAGAATTCAGACCTGCGAGATCGAACCGGATCTTCCCCGGTCATCATGCCTTGCATAGCTGGACCACATACAATGCAGCCAAGCAGCGCATCCGCCCGGTCGGGAGATTTTAAACCGCTCGCCCGCATCGTATCCTTTGATTCAGCCCGGAGCTTTCCATTCTCGCTCCATTCAGTTTTGCGACTGGTAAGCTGCTTGAATGTGACAGGATCAAGATCGCCAAGAATGATCCGCCCCCGGGAAATCTCCCGGCAACCTATATGCCAAACCTCGCCAATCAAATTGGCATATTCGTTAGGCTCCCTTGATCTAGCCCCGCCATGAAATCGATTGATCCGCCATCCATGCTCGGTAAGCGCATCGATCATCACGGTCCCTAATCCGTCCGCATCTCCCCATATCTGCGATGCCTTCAGTTCCTCGGATTCAAAAAGCCGGATAAATTGCCTGACTCCCTGCATCGTATCCTTTTCCGCCCATGCCTTCACGATCTTTGCGGAATTGCCCCGGCGAACGGCTAGGACATTCTCATCTCGCCCGGCTGCAAAGTCGCAGAATGCCACGACAGTCTCGCCATGAGGATCCGGTGGATTATCGATTGCATCCCGCAGCGCATCGCTAGAAAGGATCAGGCGATCAACATCCTCGGCAAACTCGGCAAGGTGCATAGATCGAAAGATCGGGTGCTTCTCTCCATAAACCTCCAGATCCCGCTGCCTCTTATCCGGATCGATGTGGGGGCATTCATCCGATCTAGCTTTGATTCGATACCAATAATCCGCTTCCTCATGCTGCGAGCGATAGAACCATCCCATCGGCGCTCCCGGGGATGATGCTGCCAAGATCCGGTTAGCCGTGCATCGATCAACCGCAGCCTTGATTCCGTCCGGTATCGTCTTTGCCTCGTCGAGAACATAAAGCACCGGACTATCATCGGTGGCATGGTATCCCTCCGCTCTCCCGGGATTATCAGTCGAGAATCCGGAAGCCCATCCTCCCTGCGGAGTGCGAATCTCCGCCTGATTCCAAGTCCATCCTTGGAAGAGCGGATGTCCGCGATACTTTTCCATAGCGGGCCAAAGCTGAAGCAGCACCTGTCGCCATGACCCGGATGTCACCGGGATCCGCCCCTTGGGGAACATTGTGAGCCACCAAAGGATTGATGGAGCAATCACCGCAGCCGTCTTGCCGGATCCATTGGCTGCAACCAATGATGTCCTTTGATGGTTATTTATGCCCTTGAATGCTCTGACCTGCCAATCATAGGGACGCAATCCAAGCACTCCAAAAGCAAATGGACCTAGATCAATATCAGGCATCAATGGACTCCCATTGCTTTTTGAATCGCTTAATTTCTTCATTGTCCGCAATCGTTGTGATTGAATTGTTCTGCACATTAACTTGAACCTCCGGGCCATCTAGCGTTGACCATTTAGCCCGGCATTTGAGCCAAAAGATACAGGCAGTCAAAGCCTCTTTGGAATCGCTCATGGCAATATCATACAGGCGCTTTGCAATCTGACTGGTTGCCTTGGCTTGCCCAACATCGATGTCATCATCATAATATTTCCGCAGCGTCTTTTCATCGATGCCGACTTGATTGGCTACCATCCGGATCGGCACTCCAATTCCAGCAAGCGTTCGGATCAGCCTTCGGTTTTCTTCGCTAGGTTTGTGGCTCATTTAATTAAAGGATTGGCGGGTCCGGTGACATTCCAAAATAGAATAATCCCATTGCCTCTTTTCTTTTTGCATATCTTCCATGCCTTCGCATCATAATGCGGGCAGCTAGGAAATGGCGGACGGTCATCTATGGCTTTTGAGAAAGGCATTCCAGCCTTGAAGATATTTGCCCCGGCAACATCGGAGCTTGATAGAGTCCGCCCAACTTCAACAACATTTATCGATGCGCTAGGCCAAGCAGCCCGGAGCGAGCGAGCGAGAACGCCTGATCCTGAAGCGCACCAAACTTCATCCGGGGTTATGCCAATCGATCTAGCAGCCGATGATATGGTCGAGATTGCAGCCGGAGTATTAACGCCAAATGGAATGAGAGTCGCCCCGGTCCTAGCGCAATATTCCCTTGCTCTTGCCTGAACGACTTTCAGATATCCGACAGGCACTTGCATTATTTTAGCCCCCATTCTCTTTGCCTCTAGCGCACGATCATGCGGAACTTTGCGCTTCGCTACGAATATGGTCGCCCGCTTTCCTAGCTTGGCTGCGGTATGAGCAAGAGCGGTTTGAGCGCCTCCCTCGCAGGGACTGGCATAGACAAGCTCATCTACTCCATCGAAGAGATAGGGAAGGAACCTTGCCTTCGTGCCGCCCGGGAATAGATCATCCCGGACGACATTGATCCCAAAGTATTCCTTAACGATTGGAGTCATAATTCCTCGCCCAAGTCGGAGTTATCCTGATCCGGATTGATGTCTCCGAAATCGCATTCGCCACAGGCTTGAGCTGCTTTCTTCCCATCGCCTTTAACGAAGACCAAAACATTTTGGTGAACCTTGCCTAGCTTCCGAGATGTCGAGAACGAGTTGCCCGCCCGCATCGCAACGGATCCGCAAGTGGTAGTCAAAATCGCCTCATTATAATAATTAAGCCCGGCGGATTTGAATGCCTCCACGGTGTCGCCAACGAAGTTATAGTAATTCCCGCTCTTATCCCGAACATCACCGACCACAAAGCAAGCGAATCGGTCTTGCTTCAATCGGCTGCAAGCCTTGGCGATGATCTCGAAATACGCTTCCTTGAAATCTGCATAATCCATCGTTGAGAGATCAAGTGGATTGGAGCTATAAACCTCTAGATCGGCATAGGGAGGACAAGAGAATATAAAATCGGCGTCTACATCATGGCATATCTTATCAATGTCCCTGCTATCTGCGTTGTGCCAAACCGGGGGAAGATCAGGGCAGATTTTGTCGCCTTGAATCCTATTCGCATTGACCTGCTCTTGACGAAGATCAACACCGATATACTGCCGCCCAAGGACGGAAGCCACAATGCCGCGAACGGATCCCCCGGCGAATGGATCCAGCACCGTTCCATTGCTCGGGCTAAACCATCTATAAGCAAGTTCGCAAAGCGTTGGATCGAATATGCTCGTCCCGCTTGCCCCGGTTCGCCTTGCCAGAAGATCCGGACGACCTCCAGCCGGAGCGTTGCGACCCTCTTCGCTATCAATGCCAAGAGCGATCCATTTCCTCTTCCTATCCTGCCACCATCCATCCCTTGCATTTAGGACGGAAAACGGAGGAACGCCGAATTTAGATGCCAGCGATCCGGATCCACTTCCCTCGCCTTTAGAATCCCCGTCATCATCGCCTTGATCCGGGAATAGATCCTCTATCTCTTCAGCATCAAATCCGATTAGATCCATATCAAAGTCAGCCTCCCGAAGCTCGGAAATCTCAAGCCCAAGCATCTCGGAATCCCATCCAGAATTCAGCGCCAACTTGTTGTCGGCAATGATATAAGCCCGCTTTTGAGTCTCGGTAAGATGCCCTAGCCGGATGCAGGGAACCTCGGTCATCTCCAACTTCCTTGCAGCCATAACCCTTCCATGCCCGGCAATGATGCCATCATCGGAATCGATTAGGACAGGATTGGTGAATCCAAATTCCCTGATTGAAGCTGCTACTTGAGCAACCTGTTCATCAGAATGCGTCCGGCTATTGCGAGCATATGGGATTAGCTTATCTAGTTTTACTTTTTCTATTTTCATTTTTTAGGTTTGGTGAAGTTCTCAAGCAGGGCAAATGGCTTGGATCCATATGCCGCAAGCCGATCATCTAAATCTATTTCAAGCCCAAGAGAATCCGCCTCGGCTTTTGACCAAACCACCCTTGCATATTTCAGCTTGTGCCGATCAATCAGCTCGTCGTGCTTTCCTCCATATGATGCCTGAAGCATTAGATTAGGTGGGATCTCGTTGATCCTAGCTATCCAGAACGGAAGCGATTTAGTGAAAGCCCAAAAGTGGACATCCTCCCGGGACCGGATGAATCGCAGCCACCCATCAAAATAGTTCTGCGAAAAGAAGTCCCCGGCGGCATGGATCCGGACTAGCTTTGCCTTTCGGGGGAGGCATTGCAGGACTTCCTCTATCTCTTCGGGGGACTTTCTAACGACCGATTCAAAGTTTGTCCATAGCCGCTCCCGGACGGATGGATATCTCTCGGTCATTGCGGAATAGCATTTAAACTTTTGTCCCGGTCCGTTGGTGATTTTTCCGGTTTGCCTATCTGCTTTTGCCAAGCATTGATCCGCAGCCGGACAGGTCCATCCGCTAGGGATGTTCCAAGCATAGGTAGCCGGATCGAATAGATATCTGTTCCCCTTGGTGAATGCTGGCTTCATGCTTTTTATAATGTGGAAGATTTATGGAACTACATCGATTGTGTCCATTGTGAGAACAGTTGTCCTAGCGACAAGCGGATCCTCTCCATAGAAGATCAGGTCATCAATTGCCTCTTCGATGGAATCGTATTTATTCAATGCGATATCATCGATGATTTTGTCGATCATTACTTGGTTTTTATCCATCCTACTTTGATAAATATTTTTTCTATCTCTTGGGCAATCGGCACAAAGTCATCATCATCCCATTGATCGGGATATCTAGCTCCATTGGTAGGGACTCCCTGTCTTTCTTTCAATTGCTCAAGCATCTTCGGGTTGCCTGACTTGGTTGCGATATATTGAGCATATGCCCGCGCAAACATTTCGTGATTAGATGTGAAGTAGTCAATGCTTCTTTGAGTTATCCCGGTGCTTGAAAAGATTTCTTTTATCTTCCTAGATTGGAAAGCAGCCTTTCTAAAATCCGAGAACAGATCAGAATAGGATGCCATTGATTGAATGCCTTTAGATCCGGTATTAGGAATCAATCCCTTAAATCCCTTATGGTCCATCCAATGCCCCATCTCATGCGTCAATGTCATTGGGGTTTTTCCAACCTTGAATATATCAATGTTGCCATCGGTAAGGCTATACTGACCATTTGCCGTTCCAGTAGATTTTTTAAAGTTAAGATATGCCGCTGGCAGCGGTCCGTCTCCGTGGATCGAATCGATTGTCTGAACAACTTCATCTGACAAAATCTTTTCCAATCTTGTTTCAGATGCTGATCTAAAAAGTTTGCTGGATATCTTCGTACCTTCCGGCTCGGTCTCCCCGGGCTTCGGCGCTGCAACCGGAGCTGGAGCCGTAGCTGGAGCGGGGATGGGAACCGGGACTGGAGCCGGGGCCGGAATCTGTCCGCTGCGAAGCGCCTTCAGCCCCTCAAGGGTTAGCTTTCCATCTGCGGTTAGCGCCTGTGGGCCTAGCCGGGATGTAATGGCATTGATCGCTTGTTGCCGGATATCCGGAGTGATATCGCTGATATCGGCATTTACGCCTTTGTTAAATCTTGTCGGAAGCGTTGCGCCAAATTGAGTTAGATCGGGCGGCATGACCTTTTCCCCGGGCTTCACAAGCCCTAGCGCCTCGGCTCGCTTGCGAGATACCGGGAATGTGGTCATAAATGAGTTAAAGCCCCAAGGTCCCCAAGGAACACCGAAGCCACCGATGTCTGGCGAATTCTGCTCAAGCCAGAACTGGATATCATCGAAGCGCCGGACAGCACCCTCGTTGGCAACATGGAGCGTCCGTGGAACTTTTGCTCCGGGAGTGCGGACAAACTCGGCAGCGGGAAACCTATCGATCCTAGCCGGATCCGAAACCCGGGATTGATAGATGGCGAAATCTTGGGCTTGAGCCGTATTCGTATTGAAGATCAGCTTTAGCCGGGATGCGCTGATTACATTCTGGATGGATTCATTCTTAAAATCTTCGGGGCTTGCCAGTCCTTCGCTGATTAGCAGGGCAGCGGCTTTCTCTCGGAATTTGGCTAGGCCGGATTCCTTGAAAACGATTTCATTCCCTCCAGATGGCGTGAGGATTGATTCTGTCGCCCCGGATTGCCAGTCCAGCAACATGGAGCGCATCCGATGGAGAACCCGCGCAGAATTGATTGTGGCGCTAAAGAAGCTGCGTTGCCGGATAGCTGGAGCGACTGCCGCCCATTCTTGAGAGTTGAAGGATCCGGGGGAAACTTTCCGCCGGACGAGATATTTCAGGCCATCAAGGTAGGTTTCCATTATTTTCCGTCTGTCAGTTTTTGGATGGCATTGAACGCGGATGATGCAAGGCCGGGGATTGATTGCATCGGTTTAGGCTTGAGCGGGCGGATCTTGTGGGGGGGTGAATATCGCGCATCATTGCTGGCTTCATGCTTCGCTATGAGCCTTAATGCGTAAAGACTTGGGCGGATTCTTTGCACGATTTTTAGAATATGTAAAGATTCTGCTGATATTGCAATCCGTAACAGAATAACGCATCGGGAACAAATCAGCGTTCCCGGAATTTTCCCTGATTCCATAAGGGATCCAGCCCTAATAATAATAATAATAACATAATTACATATTTATTTATATATATATAGAGAGAGAGAGGGATATATCTCTCTATATAAGTATATAGGGCTATATCTTGGAAAAGCGTTACCAGCGTAACTTTCGCTTAATCGATTTAGGATCAATGAGTTGCACGGGAACATGGCTTGTTACCAGCGTTCCCATATGGAAGGAATCGAGGGAATCCCGGCGAAAATCATCAAGAATTGATGCGCCGGATCAAGGATTCTTGGGAAATTTATCAAGAAATTTTGCCCTTGTAAGCCGCATAAACACAAGGATTCTTGATTTTCTTGAAACTTTTTCTTGAGAATCCGAAGGAATTCTTTAGATTGAATCC